AATGCCGCCACCGGAACAGTAAGCGGAGGCGCGGCAGTCGTGCCCACCGCCACTGTCCTTCTGGCCATCCCCTGGGGTTTTCGCACGAATAACGCCACGGCGTCTATTGTGGGTATCGACGTGATGAGCGCTTATATCGAGACGGAACAATAACGACACAGGAATGTCTGGCCTGACTACATTTTCGTTTTTGCCGGGAACTGACGTATTGACTATTACGGCCAACTTCTCTATACCCGATAATGGCACAGCAGGACACTACGTTGCTCCGTAACTTCTCAACTCAAGAAAGAGAATAACCAATGGCCCTTACAACCTCAAGTGTTGCAATTACGCCCGAAAGCGGCTGGACCTCGGTTGCGGTAAACCCTAACTATCTGCAAATTCGGAACCGCACCAGCAGACCGTGGCAACTTGCCGTTACCGCCGGTCCCGCACCAACAAACGAAAACGCTGTCCTTTCGTTTAACCCGCAGGCTCAACAAGATGGGCATGTCTTTATCAAGGACACCGTATCTTCTGGCACGTTTTTTGTCAGGGTGATGGAATCCGGACCTGTTGGAGAAACAACCAATTTCGGATTGCTTATTGACGTTTAAATAATAGGTATTACCTTGGTCATACCAATGGAGGAATTGGTATGACTGAGAACATAATTTACGCAATCATGTGTTTTTGGGGATCATCCTTTTGTTGGTTGATCTATTGGCTCGAAGGTGAGGCTTTGATAGATGGCAAATAAGAATAAGGTATTTTGGCCGGCATGGCGATACGGTCCAGAAGGCGCTTCCGGCGTATTCCAGTCTGAGAATGACGTTCCTGCCGGCTGGGTTGAAAATCCAAACGACGTTGTTGAGCCTGATGCGCCAAAGCCTGAAGACGGCTCGGATGCGTGGGGCGGACACACAAAGAAAGAACTGCAAGCCGCACTACGCAAATCTGGGGAGAAGGTGCACGCAGCAACGTCTGCACGCAAAATGTTCGAGAAAGCCGTAGAAGTCGGCGCTATTCCGGGGTACGGTATGCCTAACAGTGACTAGGGGTTTACCATGACAGTAATAGTCTTCAAAGATGGTGTATTTGCGGCTGATCGCTCTATTACTGCCAATGGCCAGCATCTTTATGAGGATGAAAAGATCGTCAAGGGCGACAAAGCTATTGGCGGATATTGCGGATCAGTCACGGCAGGCCAGCATTTCGCAAATTGGATAAAGACGGACTGCCTGGAAGAGTTTCATGCCGGCAAGGAAGATGACTGGATGGGTCTTGTCCAAATTGGTGATTCCCTGTTTATCTGCGACATGAACGGAATTTCCGAAGTCCCGCTCAAACAGCCTATGGCAATTGGCTCCGGTTCTGAGGTTGCTTTGGGGGCGCTTGATATGGGCGCCAATGCGGATGAGGCGGCATGGGTGTCTGCAAATCGTCTGGGTTGCGCACAATACGGGATTGATGTAATGTCGCTTGACGCGGAATCGTATCTATATCACCGCAAATAAGGTGCTAAATGTCCACACTAAGCCAGATTATTCAACGCGGTTTCCGTGAAAGCCAGATTCTAGACATTGACCGTGCGCCATCAGCAGCGCAGGAAGCCGAGGCGCTTGTCATACTTAATGGCATTATTAAGCGCCACACAAGGCCGTCAACTGTTACGGTATGGCTTGGCGATACCAAAAATATTCATCCCCAGCGAGGAACGATCCTGAAGGACTTCACGCCGCTGGTTGATAATAGGGCAATACCGCAGGACACGTTCGTTAACCTGTTGCTGGATCAGTCATATAGCGTAATGCTTCCGCCGGAGCCGGGTGACGGAGCCAAACTGTCATTCATTGACGTGGCTGGCACGCTTGCCTCTTATCCGCTCACGCTACTCGGCAACGGAAACCTTGTGGCAGGGAATACGTCGGCCACACTGTCAGACAACAACTCTACGACAACTTATCTTTATCGACGAGACCTTGCCAATTGGCAGCTTGTTTCGACGCTCCTGAGTACTTCTTCGACGCCATTCCCGGAAGAGTTTGACGATATGTTTGTCATTGAATTGGCAATTCGTCTGAACCCACGATACGGCAAGGAAATTAGCGGCGTCACGGGTGAAATGTATCAGCAAATCCGCTCGCGCTTTATCGGTCGATATACGTCAGAAAACAGCAGTGCCGCCCCAGACAACATTTGGGATACGGCGTTCAACACCAATGGTGATATTGGCAGGGGTTACTAAGTGGCCAAAGTTCCATTAACTAGGACGACGTGGCGCCGGGACTATGCCGGCGGCGTTCAATTGCAGCTACTCAATAGGTTCTTCGAGGAAGACCCGTCTTCTACAATTGACGATACGGCGCTTATTGCCCGCCCCGGAACTGACTCGTATCGCGCATTTGGGTCCGGCACAATGCGTGGAAACTTCACGCAACAGGGCTTCTTTGGCGGCGATCTTTTTGTTGCATCCGGTCAAACACTGTATCGTTGGGATGGGACAACGGAAACTGCGATAACAGGCGTTTTGTCTGCTGAAGACACGCCAGTATCCATCACATATCAAGCATCCCCCGGCGTGGAGCGCCTATGGATTGCGGACGGCGCGACTCTCTACTACTACGAGGGTGATACGAAGTCTCGCGGAAACCTTGACGCTGATGAGGCGCTAAACGTATCCCCGGGCGACGTGGTTCTTATTGACACTGTTTACTATGAGTTTGTTGCGTCCGGCGTTGACGCTGGAACGCCGGCTGGAACGTTGGCGGACCCGTGGCTTGTGCTTATTGGTGCAACGTCAGAGTTTAGCCTATCAAACCTGTCTGCCGCCATCGGCAACACGGGCACTCCTGGCGGAACCTACTCAACAGCACTTCTTGCAAACCCTAACGTCGAGGTTAGGCGTCTTGAGCAATATCGCCTCAACGTGCAGGCTGTTGTGCCTGGGGCTGGTGGAGACACTATCGTTACAACAACAACGGCGGCAAACCTAACGTGGGGTGCTGCGACTCTGGAGAACGGCGGGCTTGATATACTGACTCCTGTTGACGTTCCGGATGGAGGGACCGAGGCGGCGGTATCGCTCACAACCCTTGCTGCGTATGTCATTGTATCCGTTGCGGGTAGCCAGCGCATGTATTTCATTAGGCCGGGCGAGTTCTGGATTGAAGTCTTTGCTGAAGCTGAATCTGAGCCTGATGTTGTCTTGCAGGTAGTTACCGTTGGGTCAAGCTTTTGGGCGCTTGGTGAGTCCACTATCGAGCCTTGGACTGCCACGGGTGACGCGGATATTCCATTTGCACCAATACAGGGCCGGCAGATGAGTTACGGTATCGTTGCTGGAACCGCTTTGGTTCTTGAGGACCGTGTGATATATGTGGATGATAAGGGGATTGTCAGGGATAGTTCTGGCGCTCGAATCAGCACGCACGGCATTGAAGAAGAAATAAGGCTTAGAACGTAAAATGGCACTGACTTTTGTTGACAGCCCGAACAGATACGAGACTGGTGAATTTGAGGACATTAGCATTGCTAGTGTGTGGAGCAACTTCCCGACGGGCGGTAGTTCCTCTAATGCCCGTGTCGATGAGCCGGTATTCGGCTCACGCACAGGAGTCAAGGCGTTCTATTGCGGCACTAACGGCTCCACTGGTGATATGCGAGCCAGCCTTGCAAATCCTGCTGCCGCTGAAGTTTATTTTGCGCTTGCATGGTATGCGCCGGTACTGCCAACCGAAGCCAACACACAGCAATTTAGACTGCATGATAGCACTAACGCGCTTGTTTGCTACTTTAACGTGCAGCCAAGCGGAACCATTGCGCTGCGCAATTCATCCGGTACAATTATTGCAGAAACTGCGGCTCCTGTAATTATAGCAGGAACGTGGACCTTCCTTGAGTTCCGGGTCTTATGCGGAGCCGGTACTGGTGTGGTTCAAATACGGGATCAGGCGGGCGGTAGCCCTTTGAGTGTAAGCGCACTGAATATACCAGGAACAATCGGAATTATTGTCCCAAGAGGTCAGGAAGGCGGACCAACAAGATTGGGTCGCGACTATTACTTCACGGACCTTTCAGTTAAGGACACAACCGGAACTGAAAACAATACTTGGTACGCATCTGGCGGTGTTGCCAACTACCTACTCAAGCCGAATGCCGATGTTGTCGGAAACGCATGGTCATTTGTGGCCCGCAAGACATTCAACAACGGCGTAGGTTACAACGGCAGGGCAAATGACAGCGGCTTTTATGTTGACGATGCCGCCACACTGGAAATCGGCGCTGGTGACTTTACTGTCGAAGGCACGTTCCGTTGGGATGTTCTTCCTTCTTCTGGATCAATCCAGACTCTTGTCTCAAAGTGGCGCGACGCCTCTAACCTTTCGTGGCGCTTGTATTCCTACGAATCTGGAGGCAACACATTTATTGCCTTTGCCACAAGCACTGACGGCACTACCGGCACCGAGACGATTGTGCACAACTATCAGCTTGATATCGTTAAGTGGCAGAAATACACCATATCCGTATCGCGAGCGTCCGGCTCTAGCCGTATGTTTATCGACGGTGTGCGCGTAGGCCCCGTTGTCGCTGATGCGGCGACATACTTTAACGGTTCTGCACAGGTTGCTATTGCTGGGCAGGCAGACAGTTCAGTAACTTTGGAAAATGGCTTTATTGGCTGGATGGATGAGGTTAGATATACCGTAGGTGTTGGCCGGTACACGGCAGAATACACGCCGGCAACCACAGCATTCCCACGCGATGTTGGCGGCGACCCCAGCTTTGCCAGCGTTCAGTTGCTTGTTGGCTGGGATGACGGGCTTGTTATTGACCAGTCTGGCGCCGGACGTACAATCACAACACGCGGAACAGCAGAGGCGCAAGTTACTGATGACGGTGACTTTGCTTTCCAGTCTATCGATAAGACACTGAGGGACGACACGTTTATTGAGGCAAAGTACATTCCGGCATCTGGTACTTTGGAGTTTGGTGCAAATCCTCTAGACACAGAGACGGTTGTTATCGGAAGCCAAACATACACATTCAACACGACACTTGGCGGCGCCGGCAGTGTCCTCATTGGTATTGACCAAGAAGCAAGTCTTGATAACCTTGTTGCGGCTGTTGAGAATGGCCCCGGAGAAGGCACGCTGTATGGTACTGGCACAACGGCCAATGCTGACGCTTCGGCAGAATCCCAGCCTGGTGACATTATTGGGGTTTTTGCCATAGTTCCGGGAACTGCCGGTAACTCGCTCACCTTCACAACTTCCGTCACTGGCGCTACAATATCTGGTTCTGGCACTTTGGCTGGTGGCATAGATATACCGGCAGCAAGCGACTACGTTCTAGAGCGCCTTCCGCGAGGAATTACGCGCGTTGACGGCATTGCGCTGTTCACGAGGCGTTCTGTGTTTGGCGTCGGTGGCGCACAATTGCAACCTGGGTTTGTTGACTCCAGCTTGGCGGTCAGTAATGGCGCTGATGTTGCGGCACCTGCTAACCCAGCGTGGCAAACAGATATCCTAAATAACAACGGCGGATCGCCTTGGACCGTCATTGATATGCTCGGAAGCAAAGTTCGCGTTAACAGGACAGTCTAAGTGTGGCCATTGCAGACAAAATTAGGGTTGCCAACCAAGAGGTTGCGGCTGTTGTCGCGACGCCTTATACTCCTCTGCGAGTGCATGAACTATATGCCGTCGCTATTGGCGGTAAGGTCGCTCCGTATCTGTATGTCCATAATGAGCATATTGCGGCGGTCGCAGGTAACGATGGTGAGAGTGCCGTGTTAAGAGTCCATGAACTACACGCGGTTGTTGTTGCAGCAGAGGGCGTTATCCCGGAACAGCCACTTGTCATCAATGCCTTCCCTTACGATATCGACGGCCACGTATTCTACGGCCTGCACATTCGCGGTAGGGGTACATTCGTTTATGACCTTATGACCGGCCAGTGGATGCAGTGGCAGACTGCAAACTTCCTTTACTGGAACGCGCAATATCACGTTAAGTGGAACGATCAGTTCTATGCTTCAAGCCTGATTGACTCCACCCTTGTTGTGGTAAACCCGAATTCCGTTCTGGATGATAGCTTCCGTACAAATACATTCTTGGCAACAGGTCGCCTGGAAAGTCAGTCTCGCAGATACATTCAAAACCCGGAAGCGCAACTGTTTGGCTCTATCGGATTGCGCGGCGGCGATGTTGCTCTGCGCTACTCTGACGACGAGGGCGACACATGGTCAACGGATCGCGTAGTTACGGTATCCCCCGGTGTGCGCGACGCCAACGTGATGTTCTATGACCTTGGGTCAGTGAAGGCTCCGGGTCGCATCTTCCAGATTAAGGATGAGGGGACAATGCGCCGAATCCAAACCCTCAACGCAATTATGGGTGGAGAAAATGGCAGCGACTCCTAACGAAAAATTAATAGGCCCGATTGGTTATTCTCCCATCGTCGAGAAGGATGGCGGGGCGACTCCGTTCTTTGCCCGGCAATGGCTTAACCTTGTTAATCTGGTCAAGTCTGTCGTAAAAATACAGAACGATATTATTATTGTTAACCAAGATATCATCACGCTTGTTGACGATGTTAACGCGCTGGAGGCCACTGAAATAGGTGGTGACGGAACGATTATCACGCCAGCCGCGGCGCCGCTAAGCGACGGCAACATAACGCTCACTCTCGCAGATACGGCTGTAACCCCAGGCGCATATACTTCCGCTGATATTACTGTAGATCAGCAGGGACGAATAACCGCAGCAGCCAACGGATCGGGCGGGGGTGGCGGGTCTCTCGAAGTAGAAGACGACGGAGTATCAGTTGTTGCAGCCGCAACGAAACTTAATTTCGCAGGTTCGGGGGTAGTTGTAACTGACAACGGCTCGGGCGAAGCACTTATCACAATAGCAGGAGGCGGAGGACCAGCCGTGTTAGCAGTAGTTCAAACAGCATCAGAAGCATTGGCGAATATCACGTCAGGAATCACGCTTGCGGCGCCACCCGCCAACGGAAATACTTTGGTGGCAGTTGGTATAAACACGAGCAACACCAGCAACCCAAATACTAACTCTGGGTGGGTTAATCACGGCAGCGACTCGTCGCCACTAGACTGCATAATCGCAACAAAAGTGTGCGGTCCAAGCGAGTCTACACTACAGTCTCCATTCTCGACAACTTCGGCTGGTTTGATAGTTATGTACGAGATATCTGGGGCAAGTGTAGTCATAGACAACACCACTTTCGCAAGTTACAATTCAGCCTCACTAAGTATCAATACCTCCTCTAACGGACGATTTTTACCCGGCGTGACTGGCATAATACTGGCGTTCGCTGTGCACAAGGCCGAAGCGTATGGCACGTTCGGAGGCTCTGTCGTAGAAACAGGTGGCACTGCGCGGGTGCAGGACGATGGCACCATAACTGTTTCCCCGGCCTCCGCGCAGGGAGCGGTGGGGGTGCTAACCCCCGGCTTATCCCTATCCGCATCCATCCTATATCCTGCAGCGGTGGACGCGGCTATTGGTTATGTTATTCTTGCGTAGTTCAGAGATGGGCGGTAAAAATGATTCGCCAGCTTGACCGAGATAATGCTGCATGGCATAACACTGAAACAAGATTTGGAGTTAATTAAATGGCAATTCTCGCATCCCTGAAGGGCTACAAGACCCTTATTGTTAACGTCATCATCGCAGTTATCGGTATTCTGATCGCTACTGGTGTAGTGCCGGCTGTTGAGGCTCTTACGGCTGAAGAGGTTTCGACGCATGTTGAGGCCCTATTCGGCGCTTTTGCTGTCATTGGTGCAGCCGTAAACATCTTCATTCGCATGTTCACAAGCACGCCCATTGGCCAAAAAGGCTAATGCTTCCGCATGACGGGTATTACGCTCGCGCTCCAATCCCAAATGAGGCTTGGAAAGAACGCTGGCCTAACTTTACCCCACAGGAACTTGCTTGCAGTCATTGCGGCGAGTATGTGCACAATGCGAAGTTCATGGATAAATTGCAGTCCCTTCGCTATATCATTGGCAAGCCGTTCAAGATAAACTCTGGCCACAGGTGCGCCGTCCACAACAAGGCCGTCGGTGGCGCCCCAAAGTCAAAACACCTAGAGATTGCTGTAGATATCAGCCTGCACAACCAGGATCGCTTTGACTTGGCCAACATGGCTGACAGTTTCGGGTTTACAGGGATGGGCCACGCTAAGTCATTTCTGCATCTTGACCTTCGTTCTGGCCCAAAAACACACTGGTATTACGGTGACTCCAAGAAGTATTGGGTCAAGCCTCACTAGTTGCATATCTTTTGATTGTGCGGTAATGTGCGTCATTAAACGGAGACTAAATCATGTGGGGTAGTATTCTAGCTGGTGTGGGCAAGATGTTCGGCGGCGGCGGCGGCGGCGCAGGCTTGGGAAAGATTGCTGGCGCGCTTGGTTTGGGAGGAAGTGCCAACAAAGGCGTGAAGCGCATGGGTCAGGGCTTTCTTGATGCGAAAGAGGCCGTCGATCCACTATATGACAGCGCGCGGGGCAGGCTCCAGCCTTACGCGGACACTGGCGGGCAGGCTAATAGCCTTGTTTCTAGTCTTCTTGGTCTCAGTCCTGGCAATACTTCTGGCGCGGAAGCGATGAGCCAATTCCGGGACTCGACCGGGTATAAAGACATAATGAACCAAGCCATGAACGGTGTTTCGACTAACGCCGCCGCGAAGGGATTGCTCGGCTCCAGCGGAACTGGCAAGGTTTTCCAGAACACTGCCGCCGACATTGCGCAGGGAAGTTTTGGTGACTTCCTGAGTCGCATAACTGGCCAGCAGTCAATGGGTATTAATGCTGCAAACAATCTTGCAGAGACGGATATGAATCAGGCTGAGTTTGCAGGCAAAAACAAACTTGGGCTTGCGGAGACAATGGCTCAGAAGAAGGATTCAAGTTTCCTTGGCAAACTTTTTGGATAAATAGATATGGCTGAAGCTAATAGTCTCTGGGGCGGAATGCCCGGTTATATCGCCAGCATGTTCCGCAACAAGAAAAAAACACCCGCTGGCTCCACGCCAGGTCCTAAAGATAGTGGAACAAGTCTTGTTGACGAAGGCAGGGCATTTGTGGATGCAGTGCGTGGTTATGGCGCGTCTGACCCCATTGATGATCCATATGCCAAGCGCAAAGAAGATAAAAAAGAAGATAAACCTGAAGACAAAAACCCGGCATTAACGCCATATCAGCAGCAGGTTACTCCGCAGGCTCAGGGCGGACCTAGTGCGCCGGCCACACGCGACACTCCAGAAGCGATAGCTAACCTTAATCGTGGATTTGATGCGCTTGCGTCAGAGCAGAATATGGTAGCGGCTCCAAAAGAGTCAAATTCCGACAAAGTAATGCGTGGCGTTTCCGGCCTTCTTGGGTTTGTCCCGAAGGGTGGCACACGAGGCGACGCAGCGGACGGATTCGCTAATATTGGCCGTAGCCTTATGGGTCTCAATTCAGTGCAGCAGATGGAGAGTGACTATAATCAGTCAGTCGCCCCTGAGAAGCTGCGACGCGCGCTTGAAACTGGAGACGCTGAAGAAATTGCAAGGCTTGATATTGGCGAGGGAACAGCGCGCCAGAGATTCGACGGAAACCAAGCGAAAGCCGCCGCCGCCGAATCCCCGGAAGTTGCTAAGGCTAGGTCAAGAAAAGTAGAACTAGCCAACGCCGCAGAGGCAATGTCCCGCGAAACTGGAGTCCCTTATGGTGACGCAGTGGGCTACATTAATCAGCAGCTTGGCGGTGGCGTATTTGATGATATGGAACTGACCGCAGCACGTGACGGTGGGTATGACGGCCTGAAGGCTATCATTGGCGACCCGGTTACTTCCGCTGATCGCTTCCTGCTGACGGGCGGCAACACCGCTATTGATCTTCGCAACTCCAATATGGATAAGATTGACTGGCAAAGTAAGCCAAAGACTCCAGAAGAGATGGAGATGTTTAAGGCTGATCTTGCTTACAAGGTCTCCAGGGGCAATCTTACTGATGCGCAGGCCCTCAAGGCGCTCAGAGACGCAGAGTCTAATGCTCTAAGGGCGGCTAAGTATCAGCCGGGCGGCGGAGCAGATAGCGCTAGCGGATTTGGCTCAGCGGGCGTAGTTGTCGGAAGCCTGACTAGGGCATACAACTCTATTGAAGCGGCAAACGAAGCTGGAGTGTTTGTTGACCCAGAGGCCGGCGGCGGAATAAGTACGGCACTTACCGCCATGAAGGCAGACCCCAATATTGTTGACAGCAGCAAGTGGCGCCTAGCTATGTCCGTGTTGGACCCAAAGGGGTTTGAGGCTGTTATGAGTATGCGCCAATCACAGCGCGACCTGATGCAGGCAATTCGTCAACTTCCGGGAATGGAGGCATCAAAGCTTGCGGATACACCGGCTGAACAGGAGATGCTTCGTCAGACTGCGCTTCAGTATGATGGCTCATATGGGGGCGCTAAACGTTCGCTTGGCGCAACCACTGGACTATTTGCTCAGGAAATTGAACAGTTTGTACTTAACAATCCCAACGCCTCACCGCAGGCCAAGGAGGCCGCGCGGGACATTCTTCGCCGCGCTGGTATTGGCGGTTATGAGCAAGCAGCACAACCAAATCAGGCCGGCGGTAAGTACCCGGAAGGGACAAAGGTGACTAACAAAGATACTGGTGAGGAGTTTGTGAGGCGTGGTGATAAGTGGGTGCCAACACAATGAACCCCGATGATCTCCCACCCGGCTTTGAAGTAACCTATATGCCCCCTGTCGAGACGCAGGATCAGGGTGATCTCCCGCCCGGATTTGAACTTTCTGGCCCACAAACACTTGGCGACCGCTGGAAGAATGCTGGAGCGGACCCGGACTCGCGCCGAAAGCTGGCTATTGAGATTGGCCGTAGCTTTGGCGAAAAGCAATACGCCGGCAGTGACCCGTCTGCTGTTCCGGGAATCTCAAAGCAGCAAGCCTCCGCGTTTAGTAAAACAGGGCGCGACCTGCTGGCATTCGGTATGGGTCGCCGCAAGATTCGCAAAGAGGCAATGAAGACATTTCCGGGATTGACCAAAGAGGAAGCTTCAATCGTCGCTGACGAGGCTGACCGCATCCAATTCAAAGAAAAGCCCGGCGCAACCGCAGCGGGCGGAGCCGTTGGCCTTGTCGGTAATATTGGCGCGCTTGGTGGTGGGCTTGGGGCGGCTGGGCGCGTTCCTGGAATTATTGGAAACGTCGCTCGCGGTGCAACTATATCCAAAGATGGCACACTTGTCGGTAACGTCGCTCGCGGTGCCGTTGGCGGTGCAGCAGGCGCAGAGGCG